AAACACCAACCCTCTGAGGCGATTTTGGAGTCCAACCAAGATTTTCCCCCGAGGGGGGTTGCCGAGCCCCCCCCGGAGCCACCCCAGAGCAAGAGTCTGCAATTAGACAATTGCTCAGGCTCGGCGAGTACCAGTGGGGAGAGCGCAAAGAGTTCACTGAGCGCCTCGCCAGTTGCGGAAGAGCAGCAGGCAAAACTTTTGGCACAACGCAAAAAGAAGTTGGCTTGGCACAAAAAGCAGTCGGAAAGATTTCAGGCATTGATCGATGGGCTTGGCCCAGAAGATCAGGCGAAGCAGTCCGCCGCTCTCTCCAATATCAGAGTTCACGCATAGTCGAAGGGAAAGAGCCCTTAGAGCAGGTAAAGCTTAAGATAATTGAACGTGTTCGGCGTCAATATATCATAGGCAATCCCCCTCGAGGGTTTTCCGAGACTGGTGTGACTGATGAGTTGGAGGGCCGTATAAGGGAGATATGTGCTGAGCGAGTGAAAATGAGCGCAAAGCCAGGTGTGCCTCTTCAGCAGCTCGGTCCGAATAACAAATATATACTTGACAACCATGAAGGTTTTGTCGTTCGCGCGGTAATGGAACGTATCGTGCTTTTGGCAGATATGCCTGAGGGACTAACCCCTGAGGAAATGGTTCAAGGGGGTTATTGTGATCCAGTCAAGCTGTTTGTTAAATCGGAGCCGCACTTACTGGAGAAAGTACAGGAGGAGCGCTTCCGTCTAATCGCTTCAGAAAGTTTGGACGATCAGATTGTGGAGCGTGTGCTCTTTGAGAACTTAAATGATCTCGAGATTGCCGCATGGAAGCATATTCCTAGTGCCCCTGGGATAGGACTAAGCCTCGATGATGACGTTAAATCGTTCATTGAAAGGGTGAAGACTCAATCTGGGGGTTTGCAAAATGTGGCTCAAAGTGATATGTCCGGTTGGGATTGGTCAGTCACGGAGTGGGAGCTCCTCTTGGAAGCCAGGTGTAGACTCGCCTTGATGCGTGTAAACCCCGAGCACTTTGTTGCCCGCGTGATAATGAATAGGACCAGATGTCTTGCAAACTCAGTATTTGTGACACCAGACTATGAGCTAATTACTCAAACAAAGCCTGGTGTTATGAAGAGTGGTAGTTATGTGACATCGAGTGCAAATTCACGGATTCGCGTATTTAATGCTTGGCTTGTTGGTGCCAGGTGGGCAATAGCCATGGGAGATGATTGCCTTGAGGAGTTTGTCCCGGGTGCGGTTGACAAATATAAGCTGTATGGCCATATTTGTAAACAATATGAGCGTGCCGGAGAAACCTTTGAGTTTTGTTCTCAGGTGTTTGATAAAGACAAGTGTCGTCCAGTGGATCCGTCCAGGATGGCGTTCCGTTGTCTTGAGTCTAAGGCACCTTTGGGTGATCGTTTTGTCGCATTGCAACACGAGTTGCGACATCATCCTGATGGCGACCACATTGTACGTGTGGTTGGTGAGTTGCTTGAGGTAGCTCGGTAAAATAACCAAAACAATGCAGAAAAAGAAAGCCAAGAAAGTTAAAGTAAGGGTAGTTACCCGCAAGAAATCAAGTGGCAAACCTAAAGCAGCCAGGAAAAAGAAGGCCTCTAAGCCGAAGAAATCTAATTTCTTTGGCGGATTGGGCCATCTTGTTGGTTCCGCCTTTGGCGGAACATCTGGTGCGATGCTTGGGCAAGCTGCAGGTGACTTGTTTGGGAAACTAACCGGTCTGGGAGCGTACAAATTGAATAGAAATTCGTTGATGACGGACTCCAATGGGCCACCATCATTTGGGAACATTGGGCAAGGTCATTTGATCTCGCACCGTGAGTTTTTGAACGATGTGTCGGGTACAGTGGGGTTTGCCTTGACGAGTTATCCTATTCAGCCTGGGCTTGCTGCGACTTTTCCTTGGCTTGCGTCCATTGCAGCCTTGTACGAGGAGTGGCAACTAGTCGGTTGTGTCTTTGAGTATCGACCCACATGCGGTACGGCCGTTAGTTCGACCAATAACGCTATGGGTACGGTAATCATGGCTACTAATTATGATTCGACTCTGCCTGTGTTTATTAATAAGCAACAGATGGAGGCGTATGAATTTACGACTTCTTGTGTCCCGTATAATGCCATGCTGCATCCTGTTGAATGTCAGCCTGCCCTTAATCCATTGGGTAGGTTGTACATTCGAACCAACACTGCGCCCTTGGTGAAAGGTGACCAGCGGTTGTATGATTTGGGGTTGTTTCAAATTGCAACAGTGGGAATGCAGGCCTCAGTGGTAATTGGTGAGCTGTGGGTTTCTTATGAAGTGAAGCTTCTGAAACCTAGGCTGCCAACACCCTTGGGAGGCAACATTCCTTTTATGCATATTGAAGAAACCCCATCGGCAACTGGTACGGTCACTGCCCCTTTTGGCACAACTGGTGGCAAATTGACAACGGGTTCAACCCTGACCTCAACATTGGTTAATTCAAATACTTTCCAGCTAAATTCGGTTGGAACATATTTGATTGCATTCCTTGAGCAGGGCGGTGGTGTGAACACCACGTCGATTGGTGTTGCCTATGGTGCCAATATCACTGGATTGAATGCGATTGACGACAACACAACCTTTACGGAGGGAACGTTTTCTCCAAATGTTGCTGTAACAGTGTCAACTGTGAATGTTAATACTGCTGGTTTCAGCGGTGCGAACAATGTCACAGTCACTGGTCCAACGGGAGGAACTGGTACATCCTGGGACGTGTTTGTTGTCCAAATTCCGTCTAGTGCTCCTGGGTTTGTAACCATGGGCGAAATCGGTTTCTTAGAGCTTATTAATAAGCGTCTCGAACAAGTCGAAAGCGTGATGAACCAACGAGGTGAGCTTCGGCCCGCTCAGTTGGATGACCGCAAAAGTGACGTTGAATGGGATGCTGTTTCTGAGGCTCAGGGAGCCGAAGTTTTACGGCGGTTGTCCCGCCCGTCTAGTCTCGCCAGACGTTAAATGGCGAAGATCTGCGGGGTGAAAACCCCGCAAACCCCTAGGAAATCGTGCTGAGCATTCCTAGGGGTATCACGTAAAAGTGCTCCGTCTTGTATGTCACTAAGTATTTTCTGTAAAAGGTAGACTCGAT